CTGCGCATCGCTCCCTAGAGCAACCCTCGAGCGGCAGGAGAAGGAGGGAACCTGCCGGTGTTCGGTTAGGAGGGGGGCGAGGGCTGCGGGCGTCTCTCGCGAACGCCGGGAGCTGCGCGACTGCAAAGAGCAAGAGCGGAGGCCAGTCCGCTCGTCCGGGCAGGACAACCCGGTTATACCGCCGCTAGCCAAAAGCGCAAGGGCGGGATATCATGCGCCGCCGTGTCCGAGGACCGCATTAAGAGCGAGGCAAAGCGCCCTGACCGGGACGAGCGTGGCCACTTCCTGCCAGGCCACTCCGTCAAGAGTCCGGGCCGCCCAAGGGGTTTCGACTTCCGCAAGGTCATCACCGACGAGGCAGAGCGGCGAGGGGTCGACCTCAAGCTGGTCCTGTGGGACGTGTTCGAGGGCGCCTGGAAGATGGCAAGGAAGGGCGACGTGCCTGCCGCCAAGTTCATCACCGAGCGCCTGTGCGACGACGCCACCAGCGACACGGCTAGCGAGTTCGCGGCGACGGTGCGGCTTGCCTTGGCGCGGGCCGCCTCGCTCGAGGGCGCGGACTAGGTGGACCTCCTCCCCGCACGTTGGCACCCGATGCGGGAGCACGCCGAGCAGGACGCGCTCTTAGCCTCGAGCTCGCGCTTCGTAGTGGTGGCAGCGGGCCGGCGCAGCGGCAAGACGGAGCGCGCTAAGAGGCGCCTGGTGCTGCGATGCCTTAGCCCGCCGGACGTGCACATCCCCACCTTCGTAGCTGCGGCGCCGACACGCGACCAGGCGAAGCGCATCTGGTGGCAGGATCTTAAGGACATGGTGCCGCAGTGGGCACGCAATGGATACCCGCGAGAATCTGATCTAACCATCCACTTGCGGACCGGCGCGCAACTCATGGTGGTGGGGCTCGACAAGCCGCAGCGCATCGAAGGCATACCGCTGGACGGTATCGTGATTGACGAGATCGCCGAGGTGAAGCGGGAGTCATGGGAGCAGTCGATACGGCCTGCACTGTCGACGCCTGGCAGGCCGCCGGGCTGGGCGTGGTTCATCGGGCGCCCGAAGGGGCGTGGGTTCTTCTATGACCTGTATGCACGCGCAGGCACCTCGGCAGGCTGGGAGTCGTTCACCTGGAAGTCTGACACCATCGTCGACCCCGAGGAGATCGCACAGGCCAAGGCCGACCTAGACCCCATGACATACGCGCAGGAATACGAGGCGGCGTGGGTCACGTTCGAGGGACTGGCTTACTACCAGTGGGATCCGCTCGAGCACTACCGCACGTTGACGTATGACGCGGACCTCCCGCTGGTGTTCTGCTTCGACTTCAACGTGGACCCTGGCGTGGCGGCGGTGCTGCAAGAGCAGACATTGAACGGCGAGGACCACCCGCGCACTTGTGTCATTGGCGAGGTGCACATACCGCGCAACAGCAACACGCCTGCTGTATGCCGCAAGCTGGCGCAGGACTGGGGGCACCACCAGGGCGACGTGTTCTACTACGGCGATGCGACGGGTGGCTCGAGGCAGACCAGCCAGACCAGTGGGTCGGACTGGGACTTGGTGCGCGAGACATTGGCGGTGACATTCGGTGACCGGATACACAACCGAGTCCCACGCCGCAACCCTGCCGTGCGCGATCGCCTGAACGCGGTCAACAGCCGCCTACGGTCCACGTCGGGCGCTGTGCGCTTCGCCGTCGACCCTGCCAAGGCGCCGCACGTCGTCAAGGACTTCGAGGGCGTGACGCTCCTCGAGGGTGGGTCGGGCGAGATCGACAAGCGGGGCAACGAGGCGCAAGGACTGACGCACCTGTCAGACGCCATCGGCTACTACATCCACGAGCGATACCCGGTCAAGCCGCGCTTGACCTCCATCTACTGAGGCAGACATGGCAGCACGAGGCGACACGATAGGCGTATGGAACGGGGCGCGGCGCGAGATGGAGGACGAGGGCTGGCGCCTGGTCCGGGCTCTACGCGGCGGCACTAAGGCGATGCGCGAGGCCCGCGAGGTCTACACCCCACGTATGGACATGGAGCAACGCGAGCGCGCCCGATACGAGCGGCGCCTTAAGCGGTCAGTGCTCTATCCGGCATACAACGACCGCGTCGAGAGTCTGGCCTCGCTGCCGTTCCAGAAGGAACCGACCGTCGAGGGCGAGGTGGGCGATCCGTTGGTGCGGCTGTTCGATAACGTAGACCGCTGCGGCACGACGCTGTCGGCCTTCGCGCAGCGCATCTACACTGACGCCATCGACCGAGGCTTAGGCCTCTTCCTGGTCGACACGGTGACCGCACCGGATGCGCCGCTGACGCTGACCGATGCTATCGACGCTCGCCCCTACTTCGCCCGCATCGCACCGGACAACCTGGTGGGGTTCCATACCGAGACCGTGCTAGGGCGCGACGTGGTGACCGAGCTGCGGTATCGCGAGTGGAGTTGGGTGCAGAACGCGGACGGGCACGACGTGCTGCTCGACCGGGTGCGGGTGTGGACGCCCGAGGTGGTCGAGGTATGGGAGCGGACGACGAACGACCGCACCGCCGACCGCGACGAGAACGCAGCGCGTGCCGACCTGTTCGGCTACACGCTCAAGCAGACCATCCCGCACGGCTTCCCTGACGGCATCCCGCTGGTCACGGTCTACACAAACCAAGTCGGAACGCTGCAGGCTAAGCCCGCGATGATTGACCTGGCCTACCTCAACGTGGCGCACTGGGAGTCCTGCTCGGTGCAGGGTGACGCGCTGGCATACTGCCGCGCACCGCTGCGGGTCATCTCGGGTGCATCGCACGAGGTCGTAGAGCAACGCCCCAACGCAGGCACAGGCGCGACCGTGGCCGATACGTCGCCTGACTTCTCGGTGGGCTTCGTCGAGATCGCGGGCACGAGCCTGGCGGCGGGCAAGGCGGAGATCGACGACCTACGGCTGATGATGGAGGCGCTTGGGATGCGCCCGATGATGGCAGCGGGTGGACCGCAGACCGCTACGGGCGAGGTGCGGGCCGACGTGGCCGAGAAGTCCAAGGCGCAGTCCTGGGTCGAGAACCTCGAGTGGGGCATCTACCAGGGCTTCGAGAAGGCGGCGAAGTGGCTGGGCCAGGAGCTGCCCGAGGACTTCGACGTAACGCTGTTCAAGGACTCGAGCCTGATTGCTGGCAAGGCGACCGACATGCCGGTGCTGATGCAACTGGCGACGACCCGGAAACTCTCGCTCGCCACCGCACTGCGGGAGATCAAGGCGCGTGGCGTGCTGGTCACCGTGGACGACATCGACGCCGAGGTGGAAGCTATCCGCGTCGAAGGCGAGCAGGCAGTGCAGCGTCAGATGGAGGCGCTTGCGGTGCAGATAAAGGCCGAGCGACCTGGGCCGGACGATGAGCTCGAGGCTGACGATGTGGTCGCACCGCCTGCAAGGAAGCCCGTCGAGGACGAGGACGATGAGCCCGAGGACAAGCCCAAGCCCGAGCCCAAGGCCGAGGACGAGGACGAAGATAACGAGGACGACACGGTTGTAACCTTCAACGAACTGACGCTAGGCATGGAGCGCCTCCGCAGGGCTGGCAACGTGGCAGGAGCGAACACAGTGCTGAAGAAGGTGGCGGCCCTCCTCGGTGTGAAGTCGATGGGCAAGGTCACACCTCCACCTGACCCCAAGGGTGGAGCGTAACCACGACCCACCCGACCCGGACCAACCCGACGACCAACCCGACGACGAAACCGACGACGAGGAATAGAACATGGCAGCTCAAGTGCACGTCTCCCTTGTGGAGTTCACGAACCAGGATGTCTACGCGCAGCCGAACGCGGTCCCGAGCGGGACGATGATCGGAACCGCCGAGGTGATGACCACGGACGGCAGCAGCAACGCGGCTACGCTGACGGCAGACACGGCCACACTCGCAGGGCGCGACCCGAGGCGGGTGGCGTGGCGTATCGCTGTCGTAGGTGGCGCTGTCGGCGACCTGGTGTATGCCGCGTTCGGTAGCACGCCTACCGCATCGGCTACAACGGGGTTCCTGTGCCCTAACCTCACCGTCAACTACTTCGGTGTAGACGCAGTCGGCGAAGACTGCGCGACCATCGGCCCGGCGTAGTGACCGGCCTACCCATACCCGAGGCGGATGCGATCCGCCGCGCACTGCGCCGCAACGCAGGCAGCTTCCTTGACCGGCTCTACCGGCACGAGATGCTCCTGGCGCGGACGGTGCGGGGTTTGCAGATCGAGGCCGCGCAGGAATACAACCGGGACGTAATGCAGCCCCTGTTGCGCCTGATCGGTGGACGCCTGGCGACGTTCGAGCCTCGAGGTATGGACGTGATCGCCGCCGTGCATCCCGAGCTCCGGGCGCTCGAGGCCGACGTGGTCGCCGCTGCCCGCATGGGCTCGGCCACGCTGCGCCGCACGGTAGCCGACCGTATGGAGGCGCTGACTAAGACCGAGTCCGACTGGGTGCGCGGGCTGGTCAAGCGCGAGGGCGGGCAGGAACCACCGCCGCCATCGGTAGCGGTCGCACCTACTGCCAGGCCGGTGCTAGGCACCGAGGTTGAGCAGTGGTATGGGCAGATCCTCGAGACGCCAGTGGCCGACAAAACCCGCGCCTGGGTCCAGACCGGCATACAGCAAGGGCTGACCACCGACGAGATCGTGCGCGGGTTGAAGGGCACCCGGACGACGCCCGGCATCCTCGAGGCGCCTCGGCACGCCGTGTCTGCCATGGTCCGCACCCAGGCCACGCACGTCAGCACGCAAACGCGGATGGACACGTTCAGCGAGCTCGGCGTCGAGCGGTGGCGCTTCGTCACGACCCTGGACACCCGCACCTGTCGGGTATGCGCCGAGCAGGACGGGCAGACCTACGACGTAGGCGAAGGCAAGCAACCGCCGCTCCACCCGAATTGCCGGTGCACGGCGGTCCCCGACCTGGGCGGCGAACCCGAGGGCGAGCGGGCCAGCGCGGACGGCGGCACCACGGCGGCGACCCGCTACCCGGACTGGCTCAAGCGGCAGCCTGCCAAGGTGCAGGACCGCATGCTCGGGCCGACGCTGGGCAAGGCGTGGCGGGCTGGCAAGGTAGACTTCAAGGACATGGTGGGCGACAATATGCAGCCCATCTCGATCGACCAACTACGGAAGAACCACGACCTATAGCGAGGCAGATATGGCACTTACACCGACTCGAGATATCCCGCTGACCGTCACCCCGGCATCCGATGCCGTCACGATCCCGCTGGCTGCGACCAAGACCGACGACGTGCCGAGCGAGTTCCGCGTCGGCGGCGGCGCTGGCGACCTCTTCAAAGTCACGGGCGCGGGCGTGGTTACGGCAGGCGGCTCGGTGGTGTCGACGGCTGCCACGACGCCCCGCGTGGACGTGCTGACGCAGACGATCGGCGTGGCCGACCTGACCGACAACGAGGACGCCACGGGCACGATCCAGATGACCAACAGCGTGCCTGTCGGCGCGCTCGTGCTCGGGACGCAGGTGCTGGTGACGGCGGGGTTTGCGGGCGATACGTCCTGCACCATCACGATCGGCGACGATGTCGACGCGGACCGCTACCACACCGGCACGCCTTCGGTCTTCGCCACGGCAGCCAGCGGTATCGCGATGGGCCCTCCGAGCGGCACGACGCTGCACCTGGCAGCCGTCCGTCCGACGATCGTCCTGACCTCGGCCACCGACTTCTCGGCAGTCGTCGCCGCCGAAGCTGGCGCCATGGTGGTCTCGATCTACTACATCGCAACCGTATAGTCGGGGCTTGCGGTAGACCGGGCGTCTGGCGATAATGCGCCGCTATGGCCATGCGCATCGTTGCGGACTCTCTAGACGACCTCCCGGCGGCACTGCGCGACAAGGCGCAGTCAGGCGACAACGGCGTGGTAGTGCGCGAGATGCCCGAGGGGTGGGCCGTCGAGGACGTGGGCGGCCTCAAGCGGTCCGTCATCGAGGCACGCAAGGAACGCGACGAGGCGCAGCGCGTGGCCAAGGCGTTCGAGGGCATCGACCCGGAGAAGGCCGCCGACGCCCGCGAGGCGCTCGAGAAGCTGACTGCCGGGCAGTTGCGCGGGTCAAAGGAGATCGACGAATACAAGGCTACCATCGAGTCCAAGTATGCGTCGGACCGCGAGAAGGCGAAGGCACGCGAGGACGCGCTGCTCGAGCAGGTCAAGGAGATGAAGACGCGGGGCGAGCTCGCGCCGATCATCGCCAAGATGGGTGGATCCGATGCAATGGACGCCATCCTTACGCTAGCCCAGCGGCACATCCGCTACGAGCAGGACGGCGCAGGGCAGTTGAAGGCATCCCTCGTCAGTGCGGACGGGAGCCCGCTCGTGACGACCAAGGCGGGGTCAGCGGACCCCATGGGATTCGAGGAGTTCGTAACCCAGATGCGGGAAGCACCTGGCACTCGCGGCCTCTTCAAGTCGACCGCTACCGGGGGATCCGGTGGCAGCAGCCAGTCCGGGGGATCCGGGCCCGCTGTTGGACAGGACATTACGAACATGTCCCCAGCGGAAATGATCCAACTAGGTGACCGAGGCGCGTAGCCCAGCAACCATTCGTCTCCGTCTGGGGCAGACCCAGATACGGAGATACGAATGGCACTCACGCTTGTAGAAGCGGGGAAACTCCATGCCTCCAATGGCGAATACCGAAAGGCCGGTATCACCATGGCGTTTGCGAGTTCTCACCCCATCGTCGGCGCCATGCCGGTGGTTAACATCCAGGGCAACAGCTACGCCTGGAACGAGGAGGGCGTCCTGCCTTCCGTCGCAGCCCGCGCAGTCGGTGAGACCTACACTGCGAGCGAGGGCAAGTTCACGCTGCGGACCGAGGCGCTCAAGGTCTACGGCGGCACGGTCAACGTCGACCGCGTCATCGTGCAGACCATGGGCGAGGAACGGCGCAGCCAGCACGTCGCGCTGAAGGCGAAGGCGCTGGGCCAGGCGCTCGGCTACGACCTGATCGAAGGCAGCACGACCACCAGCGCCAGCAACAAGGTCATTGACGGCCTCAAGTCGCGCTTCCTGGTGGACAACAGCCAGACGCTCGACGAGGCAGGTTCGGCCTGTCAGATGTCGAAGCTTGACCAGGTCTACGACATGGTCGCCAACCCGACGCACTGGCTGATGACCCGCGAGCTCGCTCGAGGCATCGCCACCTACCTGCGCGGCAGCGGCACTGCCGTCCAGATGTCGCGGGATGAGTTCGGGCGCCCGCTCATGTCCTACCGCGATCTTCCCATCCTGATCGCTGACCCGGTCGACGTGGCCAGCGGATACCAGGGGCTCGCGGACGCTGCCGGTGACGACGGCGCGAACGAGACCTCGGTGTTCTGCATGAACCTCAGCACCGAGGGCCTGCACCTCGTCCAGAATGGCGGCATGGCTATCGAGGATCTCGGGCTTGCCGATGGCGGCACGCAATACAACACGCTCGTGGAGTGGATCATCGGCCTCGTCGATGAGGGCCCGCACTGCGTTGCTCGATACGCTGGCGTCCTGGGCGCTTCGTCCGTCACCGCGTAACCCAACACAACCAACAGGAGTCAAACAATGACCTACGTTAAGAACCTTGGGCGCATGCAGGACGACAACCTCGTTCTCCATGACGCCACCGCCGAGATCACCGCGAGCGCGCTCGCTACCGTCGGCGGTGCCGCTGCGGCGGGCATTGTCGATATCGGCAACGTTCCGGTCGCCTTCGATGTCGTCTTCGATTTCTCGGTGATCGACTGCGGAACCGACGACCTCTACGAGATGCACATTGTCGGCGCGGACTCTGCCGCCTTCGACACCACCGTCACGAACCTCGGCACGCTACGCCTCGGCTGCCACGAAGTCGTTGGCTCGACGGTCTCGACCGGCGACCAACTGCAAGACCTCGGCGCGGGCAAGTATGTCCTGACGTGCCGGAATCACATGGCGGGCACGACCTACCGCTACGTGCGGCTCTGCTTCGAGCTCGCAGGCAGCGGCCTGGGCATCACCCCGGCTGGTGATATCTTCATCGCCAACGTCCGCGCTGGCTGACCGACATCGGCGCGGCATCCTTGTCGCGCCCCGCCTCGCGAGGTCGCATGGACTCGCGGGGCGGTTTGAAACTGTGCGCGAGGTGACGCCGTGACCGTTCAGCTAGACGCAACAGGACCAGACGGGAGCAGCTACAAAAGCGCCACCTACACCGCGACCGTGGACGCATCGGCCACGTATGTCTACGGCGAGTCCTATACGATGTCGTTCCCGACTCGGGTGCACGAGACGGGCGAATCCCTCGAGGCGTCCTGGATCGTCTACGGCAGCGACGAGACGACAAACTCGGTAGTGGTCAGCCTGGCGTCTGGCAGCATCACCTCGGCGAGCGTCTACCCCGACACCATCACCGCGAGCGTTGCGGCGGGTGACCTGACCGTGACGATGCCGAAGGAGTCCATTGCCTTCTGCATCATCAATGGCGACGAGGACAACCCGCTAGCGATTCACGCCAAGCCGTTGAAGGCAGCGGCAGGGTCGACGACGGACTACACCTCGCTAGGCAGCACGGTCTCCGCGCTCGGCGACGTAGCGGATATGACCCTGGTTTCGTTCAGCGTTGACCCAGAGTTCGCCATCGGGCAGAAGGTCGGCCTGCGCACGAGCACCGACGCATCGGTCACCTACGAAGACGCGAACGGCGACCCGGTAGACTGGGACATTCATGACTTGCTGTATGTCCTGTCGAAGACCGACGCAGACGAATACACCTTCGCCACGTCGGACGGTGGCGACGCAATCACCTGGGTAAGCGACGGCGGCAACACGGTCACCATCGTTTCGCAGGAGTGGACGAGCACGGCGACCAACATCTACTTCCCGGCGGGTGTGCACTACCTATGCCGGGGCTACGAGGTCGGCCCGGGGTGCACGGCCTACCTCGAGGCGGGCGCGTGCGTTAACGGCACCCTGGATCTGCGGGGGTCACCGGGCGCCAAGGTGCTCGGCCCCGGCGCGCTGATGGGCGAGCACACCACATACTCGCAGCTCCTCGACCTGGTCTTCGGCACAGGCCAGGCGCAGCCGCTCTATACGGCGATCCTCGGTGACGCGACGAGCGGCGAGGCGTCCTACGAGCTAAGCGGGTTCGTGATCGCTGGCAACCACAGCCTGGGGACCAACGCGGTCGGCCCGACGGTCGAGTGGTGCACGTTCGTCAGCCCGTGGCATAGCTGGACCGATGCCGTGCGCATGGTCGGCGACTCCTCGCTCGAGAAGGTGTCCCGCATCGAGGGGTGCTTTTTCTTCACGGGTGACGACTCGTTCTACATGCAGCAGGAGGGCCGCGTCACGGTCACCAACTGCTTCGCCATCGCCACCCAGGGGTCGCCGTATCACTTCGGGTATCGGGCCACGCACGACCCAGCAGACGCCGAGATCGCGATCACCGACTGCCACGCCTACGGGTGGGGTCGGGCGATGCCGACTACTGGCAAGTGGGCGGGAATAAACGCGATCATCAAACTACACCTGGACCAGACCGCCGCAGCCGCGTCTTACGGCATCGCCAACGTCACGATCGACGGGTTCGATCTGTGGGGGCAGCATGCGGACTGCTTCCTGTCAGTGGCTAACCAGGAGTTCTTCGGCGGCGTGTTCGAGTTCCCGGCGGATAGCTACGGCACGGCCTACGACTGGTCCTTCGACAACGTCACACTCGAGTATGCGCCGGGCGTCAAGTCGCGCATCTTCGGCAAGGACGCAGACTACACCCCGCACGACTTCGACTTCGGGACGGTCACGGTCGCAGGCACGGCGGTCACGTCGTCCAACGCCTCCACCTACTTCACGGTGGGGTCATACCCCTACGGTATCCGGTTCTCCGATACCGACGTGTCGACCAACGCAATGGTGGTGGAGGACGGCACGGGGCTGGCGACCGCGAACAGCTACTCGAGCGTAGCTAGCGCGGACACCTACCTTGCCCGAGCAGGCACGCCAACAACGTGGGCGGCTGCGTCGGACGGCGAGAAGGAAGCCGCGCTGCGCAAGGCGACCCGCTCCCTGGACATCCAATACGGTGGGCTATGGGCTGGCGACCGTGCGACAACGACGCAATACCTGGACTGGCCACGGTCTAGCGTCTACGACCTCGAGGGCACACTGTTGGACGATGACGCCATACCGGCGGAGCTCGTCGAGGCCGTCGCGGAACTGGCGGCGCAGCGCGTGGCAGGCGAGACGATCGAGAAGCAGCCCATCACCTCCGCACCGATCACGAGCGAGTCCACCTCGTTCGGCGGCGTGTCGCGCAGCGTGACCTACAAGGGGTCCAAGCCGATGCAGACGCTGTTCCCCGTGGTGTCCGACATCTTGCAGCGCGGCGGCCTGATCCACTGGGCGGGCCCTGGGTGGGGAGGCGCGATCCTGTGACCGACTTGTCAGACGTATCGGCGGCGGTGCTCGACCTCATCGACCGCTACGGCGTGTCGTCGACCTACACGGCGGTAACGGCGACCTATGCGAGCGGCGCCACGACCGAGACGACCACGGCCTACACGGTCGACATCTACGTTACCGAGGCCACGACCCTCGAGGCGGCGGGCACGTCGCAGGGCGTCATCGGCCAGGCGCACATTGCGGCGTCAGGGTTCGCTGCGACTCCAAAGCCGGGCGACCGGATCACCTACCAGACTCGGACGCTGCTGGTCCTCGGTGTGACTCCGAGCACGCAACTAGGCACCGTGGTCGGGTGGTCGCTGGACATCGCCGAGCAGGGGAGCGCCTGACGTGGCAAAGCTCGGCCAGATGTTTACGCCGCTGCCGCCGCCTTCTGGCACGGTGCGGGACGCTGTGGCCTTCCGCGCCAAAATGGAGCAGTGGAAGCGGCACGTCCGCAGCAAGCAGCACGCGGTCATGCGTGAATGCATGGTGGACCTGTTGCGCCGCCTCGTCATGGCCAACCCGGTGGGCGATTGGTCACAGTGGAAGCGATACAAGGAGAACCCGCACTACAAGGCGCCGGACTACGTGGGCGGGCACTCGAGGCGTAACTGGCAGATCAAGACCGGCCCGGTTGCTGCTGAGCTCGCAGGCGTCGACCGTAGCGGGACGCGCACCATATCCCAGGGCCGCGCCGCCATCGCACGCATACCCGAGTCGCAGCGTAAGGCGTGGATCGTCAACCCGGTGCCCTACATGATGGAGCTCGAGCGCGGGCACAGTAAGATCATCCCGGCGGGCTGGATCAAGCGGGCGCTGGCTGAGACTCTCGCAAAATACCGGAAGGTGAAATGACGCACGTTGCCGCACTAGAGCTAGCGTTGCGAGCCAAGTTCGAGACGGACGTGGCCACGCCGAACTCGCTTACGGTGGTCTACGACAACGCGCCGCCGCAGGACATGAAGCAGACCTGGGCGACCCTCGAGGTGGTGCACGGCGAGGCGAAGCCGGTCCACGGCGGGCGCATCGGGGCGCGGCGCTTCCGGGCGACGGGCGAGCTCGAGGTGGTGCTGTATTGCCCGGCGGCGCAGGGCGATGCCTCACTCGCCGCCATAGTGGACGACATCATCGACAACTTCACCGCCACCACGATCGCCTCGCCCCTGGTGGAGTTCACCATGCCGCCAGCGCCGTCCGGTGGCGTCGAGCGGGTAGACGCCTGGTGCCGCCGCGTCGTCCGCGTCCCCTTCCAACACGACTACTACCAATAAGCCACCACCATGAGCCAGTCCCTTTACCATCGCATCTCCGCAATCGTAGAGAGCACGCTCGGCACGACCCCGGCGACCCCTGCGATGCTGGTGTTCGAGCGGTCGTCGTTCTCCCCGGTCGTCAACGCGCCGAAGCAACTGAGCGCCACGGTGCGATCGGACGGCAACATCCAGTCGTCGGTCGCGATGAACCGCTCGGCGTCGTGCTCGAGGACGCAGGAGCTCGTATACCCGACCGCATCGCAGGCGCTGCTCACCGAGATCGTGGCGGGGCTCCGGGGCACCGAGGCGGCTCAGGTGACCAGCGGCGTCGGTGGCGGGGATGCAACGGACAACCTGGCAATATCGAGCGGCGGCACCACGGTCACCCGCACCGCCGGGTCATTCATAACGGACGGGTTCCAGCCCGGCGACGTGGTGCAGATCACGAACGCGACAGCGACGGCTGACAACCGAACGCTGCGGGTATCGACCGTGGCAGAGCAAACGCTCACGTTCAACTTCCCCGACTCCGAAACCTGGGCCACGACCGATGCTCAGATCACCCTGACCCGAGGCGCCCGCACTGTCAACGGCACGACGAACCGTAGCTACTCCATCGAAGAGGTCTGGACCGACACCGAGAAAATGATGGTGTGGACCGGGCAGCGCGTGGCCGGGCTGTCGTTCGGCTTCGCGATGGGCGGTAAGGGCACCTACTCGGCGTCATACGTCGGTGTGGACGGCACGCCTGGCACCATGGCCTCGAGCACGGTGGGGATCACCGGGGCGACCTACACCGACCCCACGGTGGAAGCGGTCTTCGATCCGACGCAGGCGATCGAGGTGGTGGTCAACGATGCCACGATCCCGGTGCAGTCGTGCTCGATCAACCTGACGACCAACGCCAGGCCGCGCCACTCCACAGCAGGCGGCGCAGTGCCCGACGCTGTGCCTACGGGCTCGTTCTCGGCCACGATCTCGCTGACCGCCTATGCCGCAGTGCTCGACCTCCTGACCCAATACAGGGCGGGCACCACGGTCCCGGTGTGGGTCTACATGGAGAACGCAGACGGCAAGGCGCTGTCGTTCTCGCTCGGCTCCGTCGTATGGGATAGCGGCTCGCTGCCCATGCCGGGGATGGACGCGGACGCGGTGGTGACGGTGTCCGGCACTGCCACCTTGACCGAGGCCGTCGACAGCAACGACCAGGATTGGACGGTGCGCTTCCAGAGGTTTGAGTAGATGAAACTGACCGACCATGCACTCGACCCCGAGCGCCTTAAAGGCATCTGGTGGGACTACGAGACCGGCGGACCGTGCGATACCAACACACCGCATGAAACACACGGGTGCTTTCTCGTGGTCCCATCTATCAGCTCGCGCCTGGCGGTGGTGCTGCAAGAACTGGCGCAGCCGCACCAGGAGACGCTACGGGCCGCGCTCGCACCTGACGCTACCGAAGAGGTGCAGGCCGCAGCGGACGCGCTGACGGTCCAGCTACGTGCTCGAGCGCAGGCGCGTTGCATCCTGGTCGACTGGCGCAACATCGAGAAGCCGGACGGCACGCCGTGGCCCTACAGCGAGGACGACGCCTACGCCATCTTCACCGAACGGCGCTGGCTCGCGGTGGCGCAGGTGATCGTGGGCTGGGCTGATGCGACCGACGCGGCGAAGCGCCGGGAGGAGGTGCAGGCCGAGGGAAACTGACGAAGCGCCTCCGGTGGGAGCTACGGCACCGGGAGGCGAAGGACGAGGCATACGCCAAGACCGTAGTCGACTGGCACCGCAAGCGCGGGCGCAAGGTGCCGGACGAGCTGCTGCCGCCCGACGACATATACCCCGACCTCATCCCGATATGGATAGCTTGGCACACACTCAGCGTCAGCCGACCCGTAGGCATGGCAGCGTCGGGCATCCCGTGGTCGGAGATGTCGCGCTACTGCGAGGACCACGGCATCGACGGGCCGCTACGGCTGCGCTGGGTGCGCCTGCTGCGGTCTATGGACCTGGTCTACCTCAGCCACCAGGGCAAGGAACGGGAACGGAGGCGCACGCATGGTAAGTCTGGAAGTAGGACTTGACGCCTCGGGGATGGTCACGGGTAGCCAGCAGGCGCTATCGGCTATCGGTCCGCTGACGGACGGGATAGGCAAGCTGACCAGCAACATGGGCACGGCGACCACGGGTATGGGGTCGTTCGGCGGCATGCTGCTTAAGGCGCAGCCGTGGATCGTTGCCGTTACGGCGGTGGTGTCTGGCCTGTCTATGGTCATGACGGTGCTCGGGCGGGATACGAACGCGGCAGCTACGGAAATTGACAAGCTGTCAACATCATTGCAGAAAGCGGAGAACGCATACAAGGCGGCTATGGCCTTCGGCCTGACTGGTAAGGCAGCCGGTGCACAGGCCGCGCAACGCGGCGCGCTGCTGGGCTACTACCAGGAGGCCATGGACGACACCAGTAAGCGCCACCTGGGCCAGTTTGGGCGGTTCCTTGGGTTAGAGGGCGATAGCTTGCGGGACTTCGAAGCCCTGAGCCGTGACCTACTGCGTGCCGAGGGCTTGCCTTGGCCTGCT